CATCCTGGTCCAAGGTTCTTAATGTTAGGATCTTTGGTTTCTAAATCCACAGCAACTTCGCTATAACCAGTGAGATCAGGGAACTCTGGTGGTATGTTCCAGTCAGAGTCAATCATATCCATCTCACCCTTAAACTGGTGATGCAGATCGCTACCAAATAAGTTATTCATTTCTTGAGCCTAAGTTTCTTTAGTAGTTTCTTGAACCATTTGCTATTGCGAATGTCCTGTTCCATCTGTCCTAGCATCTCTGCCAAACGATCTATCTCTCTCATGATCTGATTCCTTTTTCTGCTCGTTCAGAGAACTCTCCTCCCAACGCAGTGTACCCTGCTTTGTCGATCCATGAATCCTGGTGGTCTATCGTTTCCAGTAACCTAGAAGTTTTCAACCAGTCCATCATCAATACGACATGTTGTTCAGTGACCTCACCATGACTTAGTATAGCACCACGAACAATTATATTCCAACCCTCGGCTATACGACTGTGATTATCAAACGCATCCCCGTAATCCTTGGCTCTCTGTCCACTGATTAATTCCTTGGCGGTGTCTAAGATTTCTGTACGTTTCATAATGTATACCTGTATTTGTTATCGGATTGTAATATGTATAGTCGATGTCGGGTTCTTGTTATCCCAACATAAAATGCTCGATGCTCGTCCTCTGGAAACTTTGTTTCATAACAAGCCCTAGTTGACGCTGTGTACACCACGCAGTTGTCATCTTCTCCACCTTTCATAGCATGGAATGTGGACAACTTAATCCTTGGCGCAGACAAAAGACCTTCGCCCCTTCGTTCTATAGCCTCGATATAGTTTCTCTCGGACATACTGACTTTCAACACATCATACGCAGAACTCTCTGCTCCACATAACAGACCAAGATCGTTTTGAAGTTGAGCCATACCTATCAAAGCCTCGGGATCTAACGCATCCAATAGCTTGGTTGACGCACGTTTGAGCTTGGCATCCTTCCCTTGTTTAGGCAGGGCAGAGTACAGCTGCCGAATCCGTTCTAACCCCACGGACTTATCCTGACATAGATCGTTCCATGTTAAGATGTTGCCCACCAATTTGTCTGAGATACTAGGGTATCCACGGACAGAATACTTAAACCCTGACTTACGAAACCATTTGGCTAGCTCTATTACATAGAAGTTTGTTCGACACATCACTGTCCATGTGCCTTCTTGAAAGGGGATAGAGTCCAGATGATAAGTGTATTCAACCATGCCCTCCTCTTCACGAGGCTCGAACTCTTTCTCTAAACGGCCACCTATCCTTTCGGATATAACATTAGCCAAACGATGTACCGATCTAGGTATACGATAGGATTGTGTGAGACGCTCCACGTTGTCAGAAGATTTGATAAACAAATCAACATCAACACCTGTCCATCTGTGAACAGCCTGGTCATCATCCCCTGCAATGATTACTCTTCCTGCTTTGGACGCTATGAACTTAGCCATCTCCCACTGAAGCGGTGTGAAATCCTGGGCTTCGTCTATGAATAGATAGTCTAAGCTCGGTGGATCTCCCACATCGATGTACTTCTCTATCATATCTACGAAGTCATACTTGCCCATGGCAGATTTGTATTCGCTCAGTTGTTGACTCAACTGCAACAGCTTCGGGTAGAACAGTTCTCTGTTTGCCGCATGGTTAAACTCTTCTTCCAAAGTAACCATTCGATATCTCGCTCGATGCTCTAACTGTAGATACTGTGATCCAGATCCTCCGATGGTAGGTAACTGAACACCATCATCGATACTTGTCTTGTCATCTCCCTCAAAGTTAAGACCAAGATCCGATCCAACAACAGCATAGTCCTCGGCACTCATAACATCTTGCCGCTGTAATCCTAATCCATTGAACCCAAACGAATGACTGGTTCTCATGTAAGGGAAATCCTTGGGGGTTAGGTTGAACTCAGCACAAGCTCGAGACACCATCTCTTCGATAGCCTTTCGGGTAAACGAGATCACACCGATACGAGAAGGATGCACCCCAGAATCTAAGGCGCTCTTGATCTCCTGTATCAACCGATAAGTTTTACCGCAACCAGGAGGACCCAGTATAAGTAGAGAGTTATCGATCATAGATCCTTGCCCCTCGGTCTAGAGTTTACCCAGTCCTCGATCTCTGTCAGAACCCAACGGCTTGACGATCTCTTACTGTGTTCGTCTCCTAGAACTATTGGCTGCGGAAAGTCTGTCTTCTGAGCAACCAACTTATAGATGTAGGACTTGGATACCCCTAGCATCTGAGCTACTTCTCCTACGCGCAGTAGTCTATTAGAATGGGATGTCATTGTTCATCTCCCTCACTGATAATTCTATTTCTTCTTGTTCGAAAGCAGGTATGTGCCAACACCTAAGTGTTGTTCGTTTGCCGTCTGATTTATGGATAGCTTGAACACCATTGTCGCCACCCATGTCACGGATCATTTGAATAAGGTGTCCCCTGTTGTCTACTTTAAATCTTCGATGGTGTAAAAATTCAATTAAACCCTCAAGCTTAAACTTTGTGGTGCCTCCATCAGTCCATGGTTTATTCATTTCCATCTCCTCGGGAACCATCGCTCGAATGTGGCTCGTACAATAAGCTTTAAGATGCTCCTTAAATTGTCCTTTGACTGTGGCTTCTTCGGGTACTTCAAGAACAGTAGCCCCCTGCATCAACTGGTTTATCATCTGCTGCCACTTCTGGGGTTTAACTGTCGGAGGCATGATGTTCATCTGCTCCATGCATGCTCGTTGCCAAAGCACTTGGTTCTGCAATTGCTCTGTTGAAATCTGTATGCGTGACCCGTCAACATCCATGAAGTATACTCTAGGTTCAGATAACATGATAGTTAGTCCACCAACACTAGGCATGTCAGGGGATTCATTACCTATCCCATGCTTACGACTAGCACACAGCGTAGGATCACAGTAACTTTTAAAGGGTTCTTCTTTACATTTGTACGCCCAATCCTTCTTGTCCAGGGATTTACCTAGGTTGATTACTTCGTGAGAAGGTAACGGCTCAGTACATAGCGTTCGATTAAACTCTTCTAACTTGCTCTTCCAGTTATCAGGTTCAGATAACTTAGCGTAGATCCCGCACTGATACATACATGTATTGCGTGGTGTATCGATAGGACCATCCGCAAACAAATGCTCAAGGCAGGGCGGACCATCGGTGAAGTACTTACGTTTGCCAGAGAAGCGCAGACCTTCAAGCTCGGACTCTGTTACACGGATCTCTTCGACCGCATCGAGGAACTCGTCTAGTTCTAATGCTTCGCACTTAGCATTGAATGCGTAGCGTTGTGGCATCTCAGCATTGAAGTAAGGCATGTTGATAAAGTTACCCACATCTCCACGCTCTGCAATTATAGTATCTTGTTTTGGAAAGATCTCACAGCCACTGAACCCTAGAGCTATAGACATCTCAGTCAGGTAGTCTCGGATGTTAGCTGCAGGAACCCAGTCTTTTAAGAATAGATAGAGGTGAGCTCCCCCTGATTTAGATCGGCAGTGCATCAACGGAAGCTTCAGCTTCTGGATCTTTGCCTGTAGTTCGTTATGGTTTAAATCGTAGACGTCAATGTCCAACGCCGCAAACTTACATACATTCTCTTCGTTGATTGGGATTGCACCCACGCCCTGCTTACCATCGATATGGTCCTGGACTAAGTCAACAGTCAGAGGGGATCTTATGATCATGCTCTTGGATTCTGCTTTTCCATTTCGCCCTATGCGTCCGACAGTTGTCGTGCCATGGGCTGATTTTGCTCCGATGAAAACGGAGAGTAGTCGTTCTGCCTGTGTCATGTACTGCTCCTAGTGAAAAAGGGGAACGGAAAAATGCGCCCGCACTCCGTTCCCCAGACTGTTTAAAACGGGATACTGTCATCCTGTTCAACAGATGAAGAGGTTGGCACACTCTCCTCTGCTACAGCCTTCGCATCGCCTGCCGCGACAGAGTCACGGAAAGCTTTTGCCTCGAGCATTAGGTCACGTTCACCAACTAATCCCACCTTCTCAACGGATGGATTGAACCACGAACCCTGGTCATTGCTTTCTTCAACAGTAGTAATCTTCCATTCTGTTGCGAACAATGGAGGCGTAATCATCTGCCCAGTCTTTGGGTGTTTGATCTTCTGCATTGCAATCTGTGTCTTCCACCGACGGCTGACCTTCAACTGCGTTGACTTCATATCGATCACAGCAGGTTGGAATGATCCTTCGCCATCCAACACCAAGCAATAGTGTTGATCAGATTTAACCAGTTCATTACCAGTCGGCAACAGTTCCTTGGAACCCTGACGTGTCGTCTGTTGTAGAACAGGATTGGTTGGAGATATCTCTCCGCGGAAACCACCACCCATATCACGAGGTGTAAACTCTAGATACTTTGTTACTTGGTAGCAGGGGATGATCGTGACCCCTTCTTCTCCCTTCCATACCTGACCAGTGACAGTATTGAACAAATCTCCTTGCTCCGCACCATCGATGTACTCAGGTTTCTTTTTGTTTAGTTGTGGTGACAGAGCCTGTAACGCACGGATGAATGGGATCTGCATCTCATCAGCACCAAACGCGGCACCTTCTCCTGCAAACTCTAGGATATCATCCATCAAGTCTGTGCTTAACTCTGCATTTTTTTTCGTTGCTACTTCACTAGCCATTATGATTTCCTCTTGATTACTGCGGTGTTAGAAATGAATGCCCCGAATAGATCGAGGTCGATAGGTTTGCCATCAGTGATGCGCTCCTTAACGAACGCCTTTAATGTGGATGGGTGAACGTGGGTCTTGGTCTTGGGATCAAAACCTTTACTCTGTAGCATGCCAACGACATCTCCCGCTACATTGTCTTCGCCCTTGCCAAAGGACACAGTGATATCGTTCTTGATGATATCATCTAGGCCATTGGTTCTTAACCATGCAAACGCATCGTCTTTATTAGCGACAGGTATAGAGGCGGCTACGATCATACGACGCTCAACGGACATGCCGTCTACATCTAATCGTTCCACACCCATCTCATCCATTAACGCAGGGATGTTCTCCACAGAGAGCTTATGCTTCTCTTGCTTCAATGCTTTTAAATGTTGCTCCGTATCGTCGATCTGTTGTTCAACGTTGCGGAGGCTTCGAACCAGTTGGCTGAGTTGCTTTCCAGTTCCTGTATCGATCTGGCTAACTGCGTCAGCCTCGTCGAATATGTCTTCAAATATATCAGTCATAAGTTTTTACCTCTTCAGGGTTGCATTATCCGGTAGCCTCGTGCTATCCGTAATGAAGACAATAGTGGAGATATGTGATGGGTGTCAACTACAAATTTAAAATGAAACCATTTAATCATCAAAAAGATGCATTAGAGTTTGGTTGGGACAGGCCAGAGTTCGGTCTGTTCATGGAGATGGGCACAGGTAAGTCCAAGGTTCTCTTAGATAACATAGGTATGTTGTATCAAGATAGACAGATTGACTTCGCTTTAGTCCTCGCTCCCAAAGGAGTGTATCGTAACTGGGTTTCAAAAGAAATACCAGAGCATATGTCTGATGATGTAAAGCACCGAGTGATTCGTTGGGTGTCAGGTCCCAATAAGAAACAAGCAGAAGAAATGCGCTCGGTCCAGGATGACTTCGATGGCCTGACTATATTTGTTATGAATGTCGAGGCGTTCTCTTCCATCAAGGGTCAGAAGGCAGGGACCTGGATGGCTCGTGCGCTCGGTCACAACGGATTAATTGCTATTGATGAGTCAACCACGATCAAAAATCACAAAGCCAAGCGCTCTAAAGCTTTAATGAAAATAGCTGCAGGTTTCAAGTACAGAAGACTATTAACTGGATCTCCAGTAACAAAAAGTCCAATGGATATTTATTCACAGTGCGAGTTCCTTAGACCAGGGCTTTTGGGACACGAGTCATACTACTCGTTCCAAGGTCGATATGCCATCGTGCAACGTAGAACCATGGGACACACAGCCTTCCAACAGATTGTTGGGTTCAGAAACCTAGACGAACTAACCAAAAGAATAGACATGTTCTCCTTTCGGGTACTCAAGAAGGATTGTTTGGATCTCCCTGATAAAATATACACCGCTCGATATGTTGGCATGACCAAAGAACAATTGAACATGTACGAACAGATCCGAAGACACGCCATGGTTCTGCTCGAGAATGGTGAGATGGCTACTGCTCCTGCTGTAATCACACAGATGCTCCGCCTTCAACAGATTATGTCTGGGCATCTGAAGACAGACGAAGGTGAGATGATGTACTTCCCATCCAAACGAATGGATGCATTGGAAGAGATCATCAACGAACACGATGGTAAAGCAATCATCTGGTCTAGGTTCCGTCATGACATCATGGGTATAACAGAAATGTTGAACAAGAAGTTCGGTGAAGGTTCCGCTGCCGCCTACTTCGGGGACACATCAGACGATGATCGTAATGATATCGTCAAGAATTTCCAGAACCCCAACCATCCGCTCAAGTATTTCGTAGGCAATCCTGCGACCGCAGGGTATGGGTTGACTTTGACTGAGGCTAATCTCGTGGTATACTACGCAAACGATTTCAATCTAGAGACGCGCATTCAATCAGAGGATCGTGCTCATCGGATTGGTCAAAAGAATAATGTGACCTACATTGATCTCGTCTGTGAAGGTAGCATCGATGAACAGATTGTTAAAGCTTTACGCGCCAAGATTGACATCGGCGCAAAGGTACTAGGAGAAGAAGCAAAAGAATGGCTAAGTCTAAAACCCACGATCAAGTAATCGAAACGTTCTGCTCTCGACGCAGGGGTTGGATGAATGACAAGACCGCAACGCAGGCTCTGACAGACCTAGCAGGTTTAGATCCTGGCGTAGCCAATGCGCTTCTCACAGAAATGAAACGTCATAACGTCACCCAGATCCGAGGATACAGCAAAGAACCCGAACGTCTAGCTCGAGGTAAAAAGGGTACAAAGTTTGAGGCAAAAAAATAACCCCGACGTTGCAGTGCGAAACCTAGCCAGTCGGGGTCTAGTTGATGGTCGGTCACACAGGCGGAACCAACCGAGCAATTTGTGTATTATATCATACAGTATTGGTTTCGGCAACTGCTCTTCGGATTAATACCGATAGCTGCCGAGCCATGGATCTCTGTTCTTTGTTCGCTAGTTCGCGAAGACTATCGTGATCCTTTTTTAACAAGCCAACGTTCTGAAACTGTTGCTTATCTTCTTCTTTCATTTTCTTTCTAGCCATAACGACCTCCTATTTGTTGGTAGCTTATACGATATATGGTTGTAGGTTGCAAGTGCTACTCTTGATTAGAGTTTAAGTCCTCGAATTGACCATCGTCTTTCATGGTACTTGTTACTCGGATCGCTCTCCAAGGAGTTTCGTGTCGCTTGTCCTCGTAGTTTGGGATGCAATGTGCCACGACGATATCTCCCAGGTCCAGGTTTAATTTGTTGACCAATCGATTGTTGAAGAACACGACGTCGCCTTGTTCGTTCTGACCGAAGGCACTGTTCGTGTAAGTTAGATCCTCAATGATTACATTGAAAGGTGTAGTATTGAATGCATTATTTAAAGTCATATTTGTTTTCCTATTTAATTTAAGTTCGCGGCAAGCCGTAGCGTTTCTTGATGTAGCTCACAGAGTGGCGCGAGGTTCTAAGTTCTTCCGACATCTCTTGCAAAGTCATGTCAGTTGTCAGCATCATGTTGTTAATCAGTGTTGCGGACTTCGATAAGGGACGATCTTTCGGATCGATGCCATCCAACGTGGTTGAAGGCACTTGATCTGTGCGAATGCGTGTACTTGTTCCGCGCTTCGCATTGTCCAACGCCCTTCGTGTCATGGGCGATGGTCCCCGAGCCAAAGGGTTTGCTTTGCGGTCGATTATATTCTGCCTGTCCCAAGCTTCTTTATAAATGTCTTGGTACTTCTCGATTTTTTCCTGATCGTCCATCAGTGATGTGTCCTTTCTTCGGGTTTACTTACCATGCGTTGAGTAATCTCCTGGAGCAGACAAAATAATCCTGCCATTTCCTCGGGTGAGTTGGCATAGACCGAGCCAATTGTCATTAAGGCAGCGGGCACTTCCTCGTCGGTTAAGTTGTCAGGCAGAACT